TTGGTGCTGGTTCTGGCGTCAAGCTCAGTTTTGACACCGAAGGCCACATCACTGGCGCTGCATCACTTGTTGAAGCAGATATCCCCAACCTGTCGGCCGCCAAGATCACCACTGGCACCCTCGATATCGATCGGATTGGTGGCAACGCAGTTACCGGCGTGAAGCTGGCCAACTTTGCAATCACAAAGATTGGTAGCACAATCCCTTCAGCGGATAGCATCGGCCAATTCTTCTTTAACCCGCTCTCCCGCGATCTATCGCTGTGGGATGGCAATGTTTACCAGCCGGTTGGTATCAGTGCCGGTGAAATCGTCTTCGCTGGTACTTATGACGCTGCTACTAACACACTGAGTTCTGTTACCTCCGAAGGATCCGCTGCTGGCTTCGTTAATGGCAGCGCCCTTCCGGCAGCGGCAGGCGGCAACAGCCGGTATTACGTCGTGGTGAACAACGGCGGCACTGGTACTTCGCCAGCACCCACAGTCACATTGCAACCGCCCGACATTCTGCTGTCGAACGGCACGAACTACATCCTTATTGACGTATCGCAGACCTTCACTAGTCAAAGCGCTGTCAACATTTCGTTTTCACCGACTGGAACTATTGCAGCCAGTAACGTACAGGCCGCGATTGCTGAAGTCGCTTCAGAAGCACTGCAAGCAGCAGGCAGCACACTGACGGGTCAACTGCTAATTGGCTCAGCCGGCAGTTTGGTGTTTGAAGGCGCCACCGACAACGCTTTCGAGACCACGCTTGGTGTTGTTGATCCCACAGCAGATAACGTAATTAACCTGCCAAATGTCTCCGGCACGGTCATCACCAGCGGTGACACTGGAACCGTTACCAGCGCGTTGATTGCTGATGGCACGATTGTTAATGCCGATATTAACGCCGGCGCAGCGATTGATTACAGCAAACTTGCGGCTCTAACAAGTGGCAACATTGTTCTAGGCAACGCCAGCAACGTTCCCACCAGCACATCCATTACGGGTGATATCACCATTAGCAACGCAGGCGTTACTGCCATTTCCAGTGGCGTCATCGTCAACGCCGATATCAATGCCTCGGCTGCGATTGATTACAGCAAACTGGCAGCCCTTACCAGCGGTAATATCCTGATCGGTAACGCCAGCAACGTGGCGACCAGCACAGCCGTAACTGGCGACATCACCATCAGCAATGCTGGTGTTACTGCCATCGCAAGTGGCGTAATCGTTGACGCCGACATCAACGCCTCTGCTGCTATTGCCGACAGTAAACTCGCCACAATCTCGACCGCAGGTAAGGTCAGCGGCGGCGCAATCACAAGCGGCACGATCGGTGGCTCCACTGCCGTTTCTACTTCTGGAACAATCGCCACAAGCGGCCTTGCTTCCAGCGGCACACTTGCAGTCGGTCAAACCAGCGTCGCCACAAATACCGATCTGGACCTGGCTGGCACTTACGCGCAAACAGTCGTTACGGTCTCGGCGCTGGACATTGATTGCTCCACGGGTAACTACTTCATCAAGACGATCAATGGCGCCTCTACCTTCACGGTCAGCAATGTTCCAGCCAGCCGGGCCTATGCCTTTACACTTGAACTGACTCAAACCAGTGGCGCAGTGACGTGGTTTAGCGGTGTTGAATGGCCAGGAGGCGTTGCACCAACATTGACTGCCGGCAAGACGCACTTATTTATGTTTGTCACTGACGATGGCGGCACCCGCTGGCGCGGTTCTTCCCTTCTGAACTACACCAACTGATAGGAGATAACTGATGGATCCCAAAACACTGCAACTACTGATGGGCTCCTCTGGAGCTGGAGCAGCAGTCGATAAAAACTACATTGAAGACGTATTTAGCACTTGGCTTTATACAGGCAATGGCAGCACACAGACTATTACAAACGGGATTGATCTGAGCGGAAAAGGTGGATTGGTTTGGATTAAATCACGCTCTGCAGCTTACTTTCATTCCTTAACAGACACGGCACGCGGAGCTAATCAACTATTGCAATCACAAGCGACTGATGCAAGTATCAATCAAACCCCCAATGGTGTTTCGTTCTCAAGCTCAGGATTTACACTAAATAGTTCAGATAATGGCACAAATGAGAATGCAGCTACCTACGCCTCTTGGACCTTTCGCAAGGCCGCTAAATTCTTTGATGTGGTGACCTATACGGGCACGGGGACTACACGCACCGTTGCGCACAATCTTGGTTCTGTCCCTGGTTGCATTCTGATTAAAAAGGTAACTGCAACTTCTGATTGGCAGGTTTACCATAGAGGATTTGGCCCCACAGCGGCATTTAAGCTTAATACAACCGCAGCAGCTGCACTTCTTATAAATAGGTGGAATAATACGACTCCAACTGCAACACAATTCACTTTGGGAGATGCAGCCGACGGAAATTCCAATGGAGATACATTTGTCGCCTACCTCTTTGCGCACGATGCCGGCGGATTTGGCGATAGCGGCAATGACAATGTGATCAGTTGCGGAGCCTATACCGGCAATGGCAGCGCAAGCGGACCAACGGTGACACTGGGCTGGGAACCACAGTGGTTATTGATCAAGCGCGTTGATGCAGTTGCCGACTGGAATCTGATCGACAACCTTCGCGGCTTCGTTGTTGGTGGCACTGACGCTGAACTTAATCCAAACCTAACAAACGCAGAAAGTACGGGAACCTTTGTCACGCCAACCGCAACCGGTTTTCAATTAAATACGACAAATACTGGATACAACGCTTCAGGAAGTGACTACATCTACATCGCAATTCGTCGCGGGCCGATGAAGACGCCTACGGATGCAACAAAGGTGTTTAAGGCGCTGACGAGAACAGGAACTGGAACCACTGGTTTTGTGACTGGAGTTGGATTTGCCCCTGACACGCTAATAAATGCCGAACCAACACGCCTCTCTGTTTCCTCAAATCTTTTTTATGACAAACTACGCTCTCCTCTTACGTACCTAAATTCTAATTCCATCGACGCAGAAAGTAGCGGCAACAGTGCGCCGTTGCTTTTTACAAACGATGGACTCCAACTGACTACCGGAAGCCGGGCAAATGCTTCAAGTAGATTGCAGCTTGATTATTACTTCCGCCGCGCCCCCGGCTTCTTCGACGTGGTGGCTTATACGGGAGATGGAACAAGCAACCTTGCTATTCCCCACAATCTGAGTGTTACTCCTGAACTTATCATCGTTAAAAGCAGAAACAATAGCGGATCCTGGCGGGTTTGGAGTGCAGCATTTACTAATACATCTGCAAACTTAGATCTTAACGGTGACGGTGCTCCTCCTTTTGCAAACAATCTTTTCCCGGCCTCAGGTCGAAATAGCTCAAATTTCATCGTCAATAGTCTTATTAACACCGGAAGCAATACTTACATAGCATATCTCTTCGCTAGCTGTCCAGGAATTAGCAAAACCGGATCTTACACCGGCACTGGCACCACGCTCAACGTTGACTGCGGCTTCACCAACGGAGCCCGCTTCGTCCTCATTAAGCGCACCGACAGCACGGGTGACTGGTACGTCTGGGACACTGCACGCGGCATCATCAGTGGCAATGATCCATATCTCTTATTGAACTCCGCCGCAGCAGAAGTAACCAACACTGACTACATCGACCCCCTTAGCTCAGGCTTCCAAATCAGCTCCACCGCCCCTGTCGCCATCAACGCTTCAGGTGGTACATACATTTATTTGGCGATAGCCTAGAGCCATGGAACTCCGCAATCGCGCCACTGGCGCCGTCGTCACTGACTCTCAGTTTCGGGCTGAGAATCCCAACACCAGTTTCCCGCAACCGCTCACACCGGATGTAATCGAAGACTTCGGTTATGACCCAGTACTGGAAGGCCCCCAGCCCACGTTGATCCCTCCTTACCAATACGCCCAGCGCGATGGTGTGGTGGAAGTCAATGGGCAGTGGTTCACCCATTACATCGCCGTCACTCCCGACGCTGACCAAAAAGCAGCAATGGACGCCGCCCAAGGTGACGTTGTTCGGACTGAGCGCAACAGTCGGCTTGCTGCCTGCGACTGGACCCAGCTAATCGATAGCCCCTTGGATCCAGATGGCCGAGGCGCTTGGCAGTTGTACCGCGAAACCCTGCGGATGGTGCCACAACAGCAAGGTTTCCCCTGGACGATTGAATGGCCACCGCAGCCTTCCTGAGCCTTAGTTTTCTGATGCTGATGGGCTTTAGCTTGTTGGCAATCAACCCACGCGATGATGATTGATGGCTGTAAAAAGCAAAACGGCACTGGGGCGTGTTGAGCACAAAACCGGCCGCCCCAAAACAACTTCCCAGGGCATGGGACAACACTCACGCCCTCGCCGTAAGGGTAAGAAACCCCTGCGCGGTCAAGGACGCTAACCTATAAAAAAGGTCGGCAGTATGCCTCGCAATGGAAAGACACGAGGAAATACAGGCCGCCGCGCCCGAACCACCTAACCCTTTTAATCAGGCTGTCCCTGCTTTACTCGCCACCGCAGTGGTGGGGCTGGGCGGTCTTTTTATTCAAGTAGCCAAGCTGGATCAATCCGTAAACACGGTTGCATCCGATATTCAAGAACTGAAAAACGACTCTAAAGAAAGGCTTAGTGATCTCGAAAACAGAGTGCGCCAGATTGAAATGACCGTCGGCCGCCACAACAAATGAGCGTCGTCAACACCACTGACTTCGGTAACGGCTACAGCCTGGATCAGCTGGAAAACGAACGCGGCGAACTCTACTACCGGGCCTGCCTAAACAGCGTCTGCCGTTACGCCGAGGACCACTACATCGCAATGATGTACCTCGAAGGCATGGGCTGGGACCCTAAAGCAGACCTTCACTGATCCAGTGGATGATCGCATCCTCGCGGTGCGGCTCCCAAAAATCCTGCTGCCTGAACCATTCCAGCCAGTCCTGGGCGGACTTGGAGATATTGCAGCCAAAACAGCAAGCCACCAAGTTGCGCTGGTGCGTATGCCCACCACGCATTTTTGGATGCACGTGGTCCAGCGTGGCGGACCTACCTAAATCGGTAGAGCAGTAAGCACACTTGTTCTCCCAATGTTTAAGGATTGATTGCCTAAATCGCGCCTTTGCTTCTTTTTTGTTTAAGTATTCGCCATCCTCGATGCGATGGTCCATACCCAGCAGTGGCTCAATGAAATGTAGCGGTAGAAACTATTACGCGCACTAGCCTTCTTCTTTAGTACAGCTAAACTTGTCGTAGAAGCCTTATTTCAGATGGATCCCACCACTCTGGCCGTTATTGCGATTGTCGTTGCAGCAGGCAGCGAAGTAATCGCACTGCTGCCCATCAAGGAAAACAGCTGGGTGCAGCTGATCATCAAAGCGCTGAAGATCATTTTCCCAAAGCGCTGAGATCCGACACCATCTGGCTGGCGCGATTCGGCGACAAGGACTGGCTGGATCATCTCCAGAAACAAGCGCAAGACCACAAGTTCCACGCAACGCTTGGCCCTCGCCTAGATCGCGCCATCGAAGACTGGCACGCGGATCAACCATCAACACCAAACCCTGTTGTGGTTCACGAACCACCTGATGACGAACTCCAAACCGGCGAAAGCCGCCTTCTGGGTGGCGCAATGACCATCCACTCCCCTTGGTCCAATGACAAGCAACAAGCTCCGCCTCAGTGACCTTTTTCGGTTCTATAAAGGCCTGCCACATCAGATGGCAGCCATCACAGAACTGGAGCAAGCCATCATCAAGGCCAACCCCCACATTTTGGGCCGCGACCAAGGCTGGTTCAAGACTTGGAGTGTCGCCGGCAAACAAACCAACTTCCCTAATAGCTGGGAAGGCGTTTTAGAAGCCGCCCGAGTCGCTGGAGCAAAATTTCCAGAGCTAGTTTCAGCCCAATGGGCCCTCGAATCAAATTATGGAAAACTTGTCTCCGGCCGGAATAATTTTTTCGGTCTAAAAGGTGAAGGTAGCGACAAGAAAACGCAAGAATTTATCAACAATCAGTGGATCAGTATTACGGACTCTTTTATCGACTTCCCAGACCTGCTTTCGGCTGTCTGCTATCTAGTCGATCACTGGTACAAGGACTACAAGACTTTCAAAGGTTGCAATAACGCAGCCACCCGCGATGAAGCAGCCAAGTGGTTGTACAAGGAAAAGTACGCTACGGATCCCAACTATCCGGGCAAATTAATTGAGCTGATGAATCAGCACTCTGGAACGCAACCACTGGTCACACCCAAGGAAAAAATCCTGAAGGTTGCGTATGAATATCAGCTTGGTGCAGATGACGGAGCATACGGCTACCGCCAGTGCTTTAGTTCCAGCTGCGCAATGGTGGCCCGCTATTACGGCAAGATTTCAGGCGATTACGAGTACAACAAGATCCGCGCTCGCTTCGGCGACACAACCGACCCCAAAGCCCAGATCGCAGCCCTCAAATCACTGGGACTAACCGCCACCTTCGAGATGGATGGCACGGTCGAAGACTTGGAAACCGAGATTACCCACGGCCATCCAGTACCAGTCGGCTGGCTCCACAAAGGCCCAGTTAGCAACCCCAGCGGCACGGGCCACTGGAGCGTTGTAACCGGCTTCACTCCAACACACTTCATCCACAACGATCCCTACGGAGAGGCAAACCTTGTTGCTGGCGGCTATGTCAGTAACAAGGGCGGTGCCGGCATCGCCTACTCCCGCAAAAACTGGCTACCTCGTTGGCTCATCGAAGGCAACGACACGGGCTGGTTCATGAAAATTCGCCCCAAGTAACCATGCGACCCATCGAACATCGAACACAGCCAGGAATCCCAATTCCACAAGACCGCAACAGACCGCTGGCTAGTCGACCTGTTCAACCGCCAGGACTATCGCGGCCTACTCGAAGCGGCACTGGTACTAAATACGCTGCACCAGCTGGAACGCACAAAATCGGCCTGGGCTATCCGCGAAGCCGCAGATAACCTGGCCGATCAGTTCGGTCTAGACCGAGATTCCGCTTAAGGCAGGATCTTTTTACACAGACACAGAACTAGGACACAAATCACCCAGTACATCACCACTAGATACAGCGTCGTCACAAGAGTTTCCATCAGCTAGCCACTGCTGGTACAAACCTGTGTACAAGCTATGCATGGGATGGTCGGCTTTATCGCGTCCGTATTGGATATACAGCGAATCAAGAAAATCCTGCCGCTGTTGATCCTCACAGATACGAGCCCAGTTCTGCTGGAACAGCTCAGTCTTGAGATTGCTCACGTTTTTGCTCCACGAGTTTTAGATTCCGACGAGCCGTTTCCTTCGGGCCGCGGACTGAGCGCACCAGCTTAGGCTTTTTAGCAGCAGTAGACGGCACCTCAATCTTGCAGTTCGGGTAACGATTTTGCGCAAACAGCAAAGCCTGCTGGAGCGACTCTGCCCGAACCAGATCACGCATAGCGCCTTGACCGGGCAGCCAAATTGTCAGCTCAAACAACTCAGTTTTTTCTGCACTGGTACGTGAGCGACCTTCCCCGAGCCGCAGTTCAGGGTCTAGCTGCTGCTGGAACGGAGTTACTTCCATGACTGGGGGTAGGCGGGTTCATCGATGCTATGCACAGCAGCATGAGTGTTACAGCACTCAGAAACAACTCTCGCCGCAGCGACAGCGCGTTCATAGGTAACCCAGCTGGAGGCGTCTTCTTTTGTGGCTGTGAAGCTGATCCCTTTACCAGGGCCGTAAACCGCCGTAACCCAGCGATCTTCGACCATGACGACATAGCGAGTCATTACCTTCAAATTGAATACTGTGTAAGCCTAGTAAGTTTAGCCTGCTGGAACCAGACTATGAAGAACTTTGACTGAGTCTCATGCGTCTTTTTCTGACTCACCTTCTTGTTGCTTGGAGCGCATTCTTCCCTGCACCCGCCGCTGCACCGATTCCGCCCAAGCCGCCTTATCAGCAGCCTCAGCAGCTTTGTAATCCGACACTGGAACAGCCCGCTCCAAAGCGGCGTAAACCATGTCGCGCAACATTCCAGTTACCCGCTTACCTTCGGTGGCTGCAAGCTGCTCAGCCAACTTGTAGCGGTTACTGTCTAACAGTAGCTGGCAGTAGATTTTAGATCCGTGCTTCAGCGGCATTACTGCGTCTCTAGTCTGCTACACAGTAGCATACTGCGACACATTAGACACGCCACCTCACATCATCATCCACATTTTTCCGCCAAGCATTTGACTGCGCCACCCGCGCCCCACCCCTCTGCTTGGCACACCCCTTACGCACATCCCGCGCCCACTCCAAAAAAGCCGCAGCCCGCTGCAAATCCGCGGTCTTCGCTGTCCGAATCTCCCGCTGGAGCCAGTCCATCACCAACTCTCTTCCCGTGCGGGCGCGACTCATGAGACTAGATCTGAGACTCGGATGATCGACTGCGGACGGTGTTCAGGGCAAAGCGCCAGTGCCTTCATCCTTGCAGTGAAAGCATCTGGAGCAAGAACAAAAAGATCGTGAGTACCACCGTGACGCGAGTGCATCCTGACGCGGTACTCAAAATCCTGCTGGATCACTTGGCCTCTTGCCAGCTCTTCCCGACCTTAGCTTCGGCAAGTGGGGGAATATCACCCAACCACTTAGCTTCAGCTTCTTCCATGATTTGCTGGAGCTGAATCGCCCAAGTTTCGGCGTGTTCTTCCCTTACGAGCAGGATGATTTCATCGTGCACCACGCCGGCCAGACGCACCACGTCCTCCCCGTCGGCGTGAAGTAACGGCCACAGCTTGCCGAGCGTAAGTTTGAGGACTGCTGCACCGGCGCCTTGGATTGGGGTGTTGCAACGGGTAGTGAGCTTGTTGTGCTCACCCGGTAAAAACCGCCGCAGGTTCGAGATGCGTATGCGGATAGATGGATTGTCCGTAGCCGCATCAGCAGCGCGAGCATTCTGCTGCTGCCAGTCGGAGATGCCTTTATATGCAGCGTGGAACTTTTGCCGGACTTCCGCCGCCTCATCAAGATCCATCTGGATTCCGGTTGCTGCTGCATAGTTTCTGAGTCCTTTTGCACCGCTTCCATATAGCAAACCGAAGTTAGCTGATTTACTAATTTGCCTTTGCTCTTTTGTAACTTCATCCGGCTCAACCCCATAAATCTGCGTCGCCGTCATCGTATGAAGGTCCAACCCCTGCTGGAACACCTCGGTCATTAAGGGATCCTGTGCTTCTGCCGCTGCAAGTCGCAGCTCCATCTGCCCGTAATCCGCTACAACCAATCGCCACCCTTCTGGAGCTTCGACTGCCAACCTAAAGCGCGGATCACGCGGAATCTGCTGCAGGTTTGGCGCAATACAAGACATGCGGCCTGTATCCGCACCAAGCTGCATATAACTGGCACGAATAAAACCATCAGCCGAATAATTTTTAAGCAAAGTTTCCGCCATCTGCCTACGCTTTTCTACTTTTTTCCACCGCAAATAATCTGCAACAACTTTGTGATCACCTACATATTCCTGGAGCGCAGACCTACTCGCACTCGGCTTGTCATTCTTCATATCCATTGGCGGCTGACCCAGCAAAGCGGTGAACTTTTTAAGTAGCTGTGCAGGACTATTGAGGTTAAACACATCAGGATCTACTTTTTTGCCTTTCGGCCCAGGTTTTGTCTGGTACAACAACTTCCCATCAAGACCGCGATGCAGCTTGTGTTCTGAAGGTAAGGCCTCATCAAAATCCTCAATAAATTTCTCGCCTACCTCAACATTTTCAATATCCAAATCTTCGATCAGCTGCTCCAGCATCTTTTTATTGAAAGGCAAGCCCGTACGCCAGAGTTGCGCCATTGCGGGCAGAGCTTTGCACTCAAGATCCCAGGCTGGCATCAAAGTTCCGGTAGCCATCCTTTCTGTGATCGGCTGCCACAGCTGGGTCAACACCACCACATCTTTGGCGGCGTATTCGATCTGCTCCACGCGCAAATCGCCCGACCAATCGCTCCGCTGCTCTTCCTTGGAAATATCCAGCTTGAGGTAGCGATGGACAACGTGCTGGAGACCGTGCTTCAGATTGGGCAGCCCATTCGTCAGGATCCGGCTAGCCAGCATGGAGCAATAAACCTTGCCGCTGGGGTAGATCTCGTGCTCCTGAAGCCAGCCCAAGTCGAACACTGCATTGTGGGCAAGCCAGGTGCGTGGTACATCGCAAAACTCTTCCAGCGTGATCCAGTCGTCATCGCTAAAGCTCCAGCAATCCATCACAACCGGCTTTTTGCCGAATGTGGCCAGCTGTAACAAGCGAAGACCACCAAACTTCGGCTGAAGTCCAGTGGTCTCAACGTCGAACGCAACGAAGCTTGCATCATCGAGCGTGTGCAGGTGCTCGATGCCTTGAAGAATGTCCATGCCTGGTAGGGCGTTTACCCTACTACTCTAGCAGGCTGTCAACCTCCCTGGCGGAGCACAGCACTGCTGCCGCGAGTGTCCCACCCTCGGGAAACCCGAGTAGACACCGCCGATTCCAGTGGATGCAGTGCCTGCACGCTTTCGGCTGCCGCGGTTTTGCTGAGCCGACCTCGCGACGGTTGATCCGCCTGCTACCTTTCCAGCATCAACACCCCCCAGGCCTCTGCCGGTCTCCGGCATGCCCAAACAGGG